ATCTCACGTCGGTGAAGCAGGACTCAAACTTGAAACTAGATTTGGTGGTAAGAAGAATGATGTATTTGGTGTAAGTGTAGAAGGTGCTTATGCTACGGACAACTCTTATGGTGTAAGTGCTTCTGTTGATTATAAAGAAATTTTATTTATTGAGGGTTCGCACGATGTAAATGGTGGAGTCACTAACAATTCGATTGCGGGTAAGGTCAAGTTTAGGTTCTAAAATCCTAAATAAAAAGGACATCAATCACATGGACTGATGGGAAACACAAAGGAAAAAGCTATGGGACAAGTGATTCGTATTGCTATTCTGAGTTGGTCTGCCGCTCTTCTGACTGCATCATATGCTGGTATGCTCTCTAAGATGGATCCAACTTTTATTGCGACCGTCTTCACTGCCTCTGCTGCAACTTTTGGAATTAATACCATGAAGAAAGGTGGAGAAGATGATGAAAAAAAAGAAGAACCACGTAGAGAAGAAGTGGTAGTTGAAGCACCACAAGAACCACCTGCTCTTGAAGCAGATGCACCATCTCTTGAAGAAAGAGTTGAAGTTTTAGAAGGACAAGTCCAACCTCGTACAGGCGGAGCATAATGGCAAAGTCTGCTAATAAAGGTAAGAAGGGTTCTGGCGGTGCTGGATCTGCTAATAATAAAAAGCAGAACTCTGGTAACGCTAATGCCAAAAAGGCAAAGAATGGTGGCAAAAAGAAGTAATGGAGTTCATTGCTTTTTTAATTGTTGGATACATTGAGATTAGTCCAGGTCAATGTCAAATTGAATATTTTCGCTATAATGAAGTTCATTCGCTCGTAATACCGTGCCACGAGAATGGAACACTCCGCATAGGGAGTGTTGGAATGCTCCAATCCACCAAATACTCAAAGCCATAGATAACCACACCCGCCTTTGGATGAAGACGGGTGATGTTTGGCATGAGGAGCAAGCAGAATTGTTACGAAATTATGTCAAAGATTTGAAAGTTTGGATACATAAACAAGAAGAATGGTGGGATGAATGAAAAAACTCCTTACAGCAATCAGTTTATCATTAACTCTAGCGTTGCCAGCAACAGCAGAAACAATACAAAAATCACATCCGCAGGTGAAAGATTATAGTATTGCAGCAATGGGTTGTATGATACTTTTAGATTGTTATGAAGGTATTGATAAGATTTCTCCCGATAAAGACTTTGGTGAAAGATTTATAGTCTTTAAGGATGAAATCAAGAGAATACTCACAGCATTGGATAAACTTGGTATTGGAGTTTATCTTGCTGACGAAAGATATTTTACAAGAAGCACGGTTGGTCTGTACAAACCAGATTACAACCGTCTTTTTATTAGCAAAAGACTTCTAGAAGATCCTAGGGAGTTTTTAGGAACTCTAAGACACGAAGGGTGGCATACTGTTCAGGACTGCATGGGTGGTGGACTGGAAACTTCTTTTATGGCACAAGTGCATCAGGATAAAGAGATTCCTGAGTGGTTGAGAAAGATGGTTGAGAGAACTTATAGTATTGCTGGTATGAGTCGTGCTGTTCCTTGGGAAGTTGATGCAAACTGGGCAGAAGAACAATCAAATGTGACTGCCGATAAGTTGGAGATGTGTGCCAAAGGACCACTGTGGGAACAGATTGAACCAACACCAATGACGAAAGAATGGTTAATTGGATGTGGTTGGATGAAACCAAGAGATAGTTTGTATCCTTATTATCCAGATAAAAAGAAAGAATATTGCACTCCAGGTAAGTACTAATGAAAAAATTTAACGATATTGTTTTATCATTTACAGTAGCAATTATTGATTTTCTTTATTCCAATGCACCAATACAAAGATTCTGGGTTCTGGAAACAATTGCCAGAGCACCATACTTTGCTTTTGTAAGTGTGTTGCATTTAAAAGAATCTTTAGGACTTAGAGATCTATCACACTACTACTTAATGAAAGAACACTTTGCACAGACACTCAATGAAACCGAACACCTCATCGAAATGGAGCATCGTGGCGGAGCAGATCGCTGGGTTGATCGCTTTTTCGCTTATCATTTGGTTCTCATCTATTATTGGATTCTGGTGGTTTATTATTTTGTTGCTCCTGTGTCTGCTTATCACCTAAATGCGGGTATTGAGTTTCATGCCACAGAGACATACTTAGATTATTTCTGGGATCATCCAGAAGACACTAAGGTAGGTGAAATAGCGGTGGATGAGATGAATCATTATATTGAACTAGAACGAGCAATGGAGATGGTCTAATGATACTAGCAAAAGCACTTTTATTTGTTTCGGTTCCTTTTGTATTAACAACTTTATACTTTGGAACTCGTGGTGGATACTATGATTCTGATGATTATAAAGGTAACGGAACTGCACATTAATAAATATAATATAATCAGTTTAAAAAGATGAAGTCCTTCAAGCAGTTTTTGTCGGAGAGTGTAAGTATTGCTGGAGATTTTAACGGCAATCTTTATATCAATAGTTCTGAACAACAACCACAACAGGTTGGTGAAGAATATGTTGCCGACGTAATGTGGAATGGTAGTCTTTATAGACTAGAACTGGTAACAAAGTCTGGAATACCAACAAAGCAAGAACTTGGTGAACAACTTCAAAAAGAATATCCTGGAGCAATCGTTCACCAAATTTATCCTGTAGAAGAAAAAAATTTTAATATTAAAAATGCAAAAAGATATCATCACTCAAAATTAGAATGGATTGATTAATAATGGCTCAGTGGAATAAAACTACACAAGACTTCTTAAACCAAGAAAGAAGTCTTTTTGAAACTTTTAATATTGCAGATCACTGGGGAAACCAGACAGATTGGAGACCACAGTTTTCTAATAACAACAGATTAAAGACTGCACCATTCCAAACAGTTTTCTTTAACACATTCCAGTACGGTAAAGAGACTGATGTTTGGGATGAGAGAATAGTTGGAGTTGGAACTGCAACTTGGAATCAATATTCCAGTAATATAATTATGCAAGTTGGTTCCACCGCTGGCAGCAAGGTTACTAGACAAACCAAGAATGTGATGAGATACATTCCTGGTAGACCCGCAACACTTGCGTTTGCAATTCGGTTAGAACAACCTCAAGTAGGTATTCGCAGAAGATTTGGATTGTTTGATGAATATAATGGTGCTTATTTTGAGGATAATGGTGGGACATATTCTTATGTGATTCGCACCAGCACATCTGGAATTACTACAGAAATAAGAGTTGGTAGAGATGATTGGAATGGTGAAAAGTTTGATGGTAATGGTTGGACTGGTGTAACTGCAGATCCAACAAAACAACAGATGATTTCCATAAGTTATGAGTGGTATGGTGCGGGAACAGTAGATTTTAATTGGTTGATGAAGGGAGAAACCATCAAGAGTCATACGTTTGATAACTCAAATAATCTTGATAAAGTTTGGTGTTCTAGTCCATTTCTCCCAATCCGTTGTGAGATTGAGAATATAACTGGTGTTGCGGGAACTCATTATCTGTATCAAGGTTCCAATTCTCTCATTCAAGAGGGAAATACAGATAAACTTGGAACTCTTTTGAGTCAGTCTAATGGCATTACTGGAACCACAATGACACTTGCAAATACATTCTATCCGATTATAAGTTTGCGTCTTAAATCATCTGCTCTCAATTCAGTAATGCTTGTAAGGTCTTTGCAGGCAGTAACGAATGATAATACCAACGTGTATTGGAAACTTTTGCAGAACGCAACATTAACTAATCCGAACTGGACAAACCATGCAGATGTAGATTGTTTTGTTCAGTATGACACTTCTGCAACTGCACTTTCTGGTGGTAGAGATATTCTTTCTGGATTCGTAGTTTCTGGTGGTTCTAATTTGATTGAGATTGATAGACTTGCAGATTTACAACTTGGAAGATCTGGTATTGGAACAATCAGTGATACGATTACACTTGCTTGTGCATCGCCAAACGTAAACAAAGCAGCACTTGCAGTATTGAACTGGATTGAACAGAGATGAGTGTGTTTCCTTGGGGAGTTTTTATTATTCTTTCTTGTGGACTTATTTTTACTGCATGGACAATTTACTATATACTTCGGATAGCATATTTGGAGATGCAAGATGAAGAACCTAGCGATCATTCTGTCAGCGACAAGTCTAGCGATTAGTGGAGCACTTTGCTATGGTGCTTATGTCACCTCAATGTCATCGTAGTTCCAGTAATGCCATTAGATTGACTCAGAAGAGTTTGTAGGTGCTGTGGTAGAGAAGCAAGTGTCAAAAGCATTTGAAAAATTACCTATTCCCAAACTAAATACTGAGAAGTTTAAACTTTTCTAATCATGGCTGACAAAGATCCATACATCTATAGAATACGTTCAGTACATAAGGTAGTAGATGGCGACACTATTGACGCTGACATTGATTTGGGTTTTGATATCTCCCTTACTAAGCGAATTCGTCTTGCTGGTATCGATACCCCAGAGAGCAGGACAACTGATGCGTATGAAAAGAAACTTGGTCTTGAAGTTAAAACATGGCTCAAAGATAGATTAGAGTTTGCCAAAGATATTTTAATTAAAACAGAACTTCCCGATAGTACCGAGAAGTATGGACGTATTATCGGACATCTATTCATCAATGGCGAAGCAACTTCTATCAACAATCAAATGATTGCTGAAGGATATGCTTGGGAATATGATGGTGGTACAAAGAAAAAAGATTTCGACTTACTTCTATCAAAAAGAAAGGCGAGCTGATAACTTTTTAGCAATCTTCTTAGGTGGGGCATAGAGACCTTTAAATCTCTCTTGCCCCTCTTTTGTGAACCTATCTTTCATCACATCATCAATAATAATTTTATTATCAATTTCATAGAGAGAATTGATTTCTACTTGGTCGCGGATATACTGCTCTACATTATCTGTCTGTGCTACCAAGCGTGTTCCTTCTGATGAATATTCAAATATATCAACATGTCCTGATTCTGCCATGACATAGTGAAGTACAGGTTTAACTTGTTTAATTTTAATCTTAAACTTGTTCTTCGTTGCTTCTTTAATAAGTGGTTCAGCAGCGTTCTTAAGTACATTGAGAACCGCTGTAGATGCCATTGTCGCAGCAGTTGTAACCACTGCAACGGCACCAGCTGTTGCCACAAGAGATGGATCTGGAAGATCAATGTTTAATCCAGCAATCGTTACAGATGGTTTATCCGCTGGTATTTCTGTTTTAACCTCAGGTGTGGGGGTGGTTTGAACTGTAGCAGGCAGTTGAGGGGCAGGGGTAGAATCTGGCAATCCTCTATTTTTGGCAGCATCTTCTTGTGCTTGCTTCTCACGATCTGCTCTTACCGCAGCATCAAACTCTTCTTGAGTAGGAACGTTGATAATTGGATATTTAATTGAAGTGTCTGGTGCTTGGAATACTGGCAGTGCAAGTCCTCTAGTCACAGGAATTTCTGTTCTCTGAACTACAGGGGGATCGATTGTGGGTATAACTGACGGACCTTGAATGCCAATTTTTGGAATTCCATTGGCATTAGTTGCTATATTGGCAATTCCGTTGGTGTTACTTATTTGTGGTATTGGTTCCACTCGGATACCTCACAACTACGTCAGCACAGATCTTATAGTAGGGACTATCTGGATGGAATGTAATGCCAGATTTGATTGCTTCTCCACACTTCAATAATCTAACAAGTTCAAAGTCTAATCTTGCTTTGTCTGCTTCTGCTTGTTGTCTAGCAATTTCTGTTCTCGCTCTTGCTTTACATAATTCGGTGAGACTTCCATCCAAAGGAAAGTTAAATCCCATACTAACACCAGCATTACCATTATGAGATTGGAATGTTGTTGGGTCTTGACTGCCATTCATACTCCCTAAAACGAAGGGAGAAAAACTCATTGTTGGACCTTGGCAGGATACCCCACCACCGTAGGTGTTGACGGCATAAGGACCTTGTAATACTTGTACAGCCTGGTTTGTAACATTACCAGTAGCAGAGGCGCTAGGACCAGCGATGTTAGTGTTTGATGGAGCAGTTTGAGCTGCTGCGGATCCACAAAGTAAGGCACTGGTTACTGTGTAAAGACTGATATTGATGTAGTTGTTGATTGGGTTTCTGTGCTTCGATCTATCCATGTTTCTTTAGCCACTCCAGGTCCGAGATAGGTTTCGCTGAACTGGAATGGGGCACCTTGAGTCATGATACTATAGTTTGCTCCCTGTTGAGGAGTTCCAGGAATATTAATATTAGTTCCAGTTACAGTATATGATGTGCCAGTTGTATATTCAACTTGACGAATTGTTTCTATTATTTTTGTAGTTGATTCTGTGGTTGCGTTGATTGTACCTCTAGTAAAATTAGGCACAACACTTTCAGCATATGCAGGAGTACAAATGACTCCCGTTGCCAAAAGCAAAACGGGAGTTATATGTCTCATTTAAATACGCTCAATTCGATACTACGTTGTGCGGTTGCTGTAGAACCAGGACCACCAGCAGTCACAGTAGGAACACCTGTAGGTGATAATGTACCAGCGAGAGAACCTTTGTCTCCTGCTAACTGAGTAACACTATCCCCATAAAGGTTGGGACTAGCAATTGCTCCAGCACTAACCGACTGAGTGGTGACAGGGGTATCAGCAGCATTGAAAGACTCTGAAAAAGTGAATGCTTGACCCGCTGTATTGATATCATAAGTTCCAGCACCACCAACTCCTCCAAATGAAGTTGCTTGAATATTTGTACCTGAAGCTGAATAAGATGCTCCAATTCTTGTTGATTGGACCGCAGCACCCTGAACTGATAATTGAACGGAATCAGTGATTTTTGATGTGATTTCAGCTGCACTTACAGGAGTGATAAAGAATAACGAAAAAACTAAAAGAAGTTTTTTCATTTTTCTTAAGTAATAAACACTACTGTTATTTAGGGCAATTCATCTTTAAATTCAATTCTTGACAAAATCTAAATAATAACTTATTATGCAGGGAACCCACTCAAAAGGTGGGTTTTGTCATAATGAGTCTGTGACGTGACAATTAGAGCCGTGGGCACTGCCCCTGAGAAGGGGAACCACTCCTTTGCCTATACGGATGTAGAGTTCAATCAATTTTAATGCAAAATTTCTTTACAGTAGCCCTGCCTCTTGTGGCAACGGTTACAACCAATGCGGCAACACTGCCATTCGTAAACTACAAAATGGACGGACCTCCGCCCCCTGTAGTTGAAGAGACAGCGACCAAAGAGGTTGCTAAACCTGAAAAGCCAAAAGAGAAAAGGCTAATTTGTAAAGGGTGTAATGAACATGAGAATGCTACCCTGGCATACTTCCAGGATCGTGGTATTAGAGACAGAAACGCCCTTGCTACCATCATGGGTAATATTCGTCAGGAATCAACTTTTATTCCTAACATTTGCGAAGGTGGTAGTAGAACCAGTTATAGTAACTGCGGACGTGGTTACGGACTGATTCAATGGACATCTGCCAACAGATATTAT